AAGCTGAAGATAAACGTGAAAAGTTTCTTGAAGGGTTACTTGAAAAGGATGAAGAAGAAGCAGGTCCTGATTCAGATGACTCGGTTGCCAAGCGTCGAAAAGCTAACGCTCAAGATAAGTAAATGTTGTTTACCCCATTAACTTGGGGTATAATCATAACATGATGAAAGTTAAAACTCCACAAGAATTAATGACAGACAACATGCTAGTTAAACACTACGCAGGTTCGTTGGCGTATGGAACAAATCTGCCAACGTCCGATGTTGACTTTCGTGGTATTTTTTGTGCCGATCCTATCAATGTCAGAACTCCTTTCTTCGCAGTTCGTGAAGTTGAAGATGCTGATGAAGAAGATACTAAGCTGTATGAACTCGCACACTTCATGAAATTGTGTGTAGACTGCAATCCAAACATCATCGAAACTCTTTGGGTTGATGAGTCTGATATTACCTTTCGTACTCCAGCTTATGATTTACTTCGTAATAATCGTCACAAATTGTTGTCTAGTAAAATTGCTTTTACAACAAGCGGTTACGCGATTGCTCAGCTGAAACGAATCAAAGGTCACAATAAGTGGATCAACAATCCTCAACCAGAACAAAAACCTGTCCAGCGAAATTTTGTTTCTCTCGTTCAGTGGTTTGGTGAAGAAAAAGTTATGCCACGTGACTTTAATTTGTTGTTCTATCATACATATCATCGGCTTGTTTCATTCGGCGGAAATACATTTGGTTTGTATGCAGATGATGATATGAAGACACAAACGTTCAATCTCGATGGATCTTTGAATCATCAGTTTGATGGAGACCGCGAAAGTCTTCCTGCACCTCTTGCTATTATTAAATTCAATAAAGAGGAGTGGAAACTTGCTTGTGAGAAATGGACTAACTACTGGAACTGGAAGGAAAATCGAAACGCAGCACGGAGTGCTCTTGAAGAAGATCACGGATACGATACTAAACACGCAATGCATCTTGTTCGGCTGTTACGGATGGGTGTTGAAGCTTTGCGCGATGGAGAAATTGTTGTTAAACGTCCAGATGCGGAAGAACTTCTCGCTATTCGAAATGGATCGATGACATATGAAGAGGTTGTTGATTATGCAACAAGCATGGATGAAGAGGTTCGTACGTTTTGGTACAAGAAAACAAAACTCCGTAAAAAACCTGATTTGCAACTCGCAGCACGATTGTTGATGGATGCTCAAGATCTGGTTTGGAATAATTAGTTTGAGACGACAGAAGGCGCTTCCCTTTCTGTTCGAAACTATAGACCCTGGAAGATTGCAGTTAGTCATAGCGACTAAGAGTCTGCAAAGGACGTATGCACAGTACGTATAGTCATGTGTAGTTACATGGGATTCTATAGACTCGTTCCTGAGCCATGTTAATCAGGAACTCTAAATTAAGATTGAGATAAAAATGGCAAAAAGATTAAAAACATTATTCACCCACAGACAGCAGTTCTTTGAGAGAAACACTAACGCTATCTTTACAGCGATCAGCAATGTCACAGATGGAATTGTTGAATATCTTAACTTAAAAGATGAGATAGCTCAAGGCCAATTAACGTGGACAAATATTATAAACCAAGAAGCTGAAGGTCTTGTGACAATAATCGGATTGATAAAATATCCTCCCGGCGCAAAATTTGACACCGCTGAAGGTCAAACGATAACCGTTAGTAAAGATAATGTTGATTATTTTAGCCGTATTATGAGATTCATGCTTCCGTATGAATTAGTAGATAAAGGCACAGTTGATGATGTGTTGACATTTTTAAAATCCCTTGAAGCAGAGGGTGAGGAAAAAATCGAAGTTGTTGAACTTCCTAATGAAGTAATGAGGTTAGCAGAGTTTGAGTTCGAAGATTTGACAGAAGAACAAAAAGCAGCTATGGTAATTGATTATCAAGATAAGTCTGTACACTAGAGAGTATTAATGACAATAATAAATCAAATCGGAGAGAAGTACGAGAAGCTGCCAAGCGTCTTATCGGATTACGATGAAGAACTCAACAAAATTGAAGACATCCTATCACTGAAAAATAAAACCGTTGAGAAAGCCAATATGGAAAATCCAACTTGGCAGAGTTACTACGATCAAAAGAAAATCGAGTTAGGTATTCTCAATAAGTATTTTGAAATGGAAATTGCTCGAGTACGAGGTAAGTTGTTTTATCGAATGAAAGAAAATAATCAAGTTACGTTGAATGAAAGAGAGATCAATCAATACATTAATAACGAAGAAGCGTACTTGGACGTCTACCAAATTTCTTTAGAAGTACGAGAGATGTACCAAAAGTACACAGCAGTGATTGAAGCATTTAGGACACGTGGTTATGCGCTGAATAACATTACGAAACTACGCGTCGCCTCCCTTGAAGATGCAACTCTCTGATGTCTGGTATTTATTGTATAACGAACAAAATTAACGAAAAGATTTACATCGGATCGACTCGTGATTTTGAAATAAGATGGCAACGACATTACGCACCAAATAGCAAGTGTGTAAAACTTCGAAATTCAATTCAAAAACATGGTATCGAAAACTTTCAAATGGAAGTATTGGAACAAATTGACATTGCGGGAATGTCTCGAGAAGACTCACACAAGCTGTTACTGGAACGAGAGCAAGAACATCTTGACACGCTACAACCGTTTGATGAAACAGGATACAACATTCAGCGAAAAGCAAACGGAAGTTATGGGACACCTCACACCAAAGAATATATTGAATCGGTGACAGGTGGAAACGGTCCATGTGCAAAATCAGTGATCAAGTACGATAAGAAAGGAAATGCTATTTACGAATACGGCAGTATTCAAGAAGCAGCAAAAAATAATCACCCTGCCTCTGTAAAACGAATAGTTGAGTGTTGCACAGAACGAGCAATAACAACGGGTGGGTTTATGTGGGCATATAAAGGTGATCCCGCACCTATACCAAGAGTACAACAACGATATACGAGACCAGTTAAACAACTATGCACTGTAACAGGAAATCTCTTGAACACATTTCAATCGTTACGTGAAGCAGCGAATTTGACTAGTTGTTTTCCTGGTGGCATTGGTGATGTGTGTAAGAACAAATACGGCTGTAAAACAGCTGGTGGTTATAGGTGGGAATATGCAACGTAACTGTGTTATCAAAATTTTAGATGAGGTAAATTGTGTATTTGTTGGACTGCATCCTGACCACATTGGATATTTTGTGGAAAAGTATGCAATATTTGCTCCCAATTACTTCTTCAATCCAAAGTTTAAATTAGGGTCATGGAATGGTAAAATCCAATATTTTTACAAGACAGGCAAGACATATGTCAATCTGTTAGATGAAATTATACCTGCTGTAATCGGCCTAAGATATAAAATTAAACTCGTCGATGAACGATCTGATGTATGTGTAGAAGTTCCGCTAGTCGATAAAGATTTTTTCAAACATATAGACGATCCAGAAACAGGAGAACCTTGGGAAGTTCGTGATTATCAACTCGGTGGAGTCAATGCACTTACAACTCACGCTGGTGGTGTTTGCTTATGTGGTACAGGTGGTGGTAAAACTTCAATGTGTGCCATGATTGCATTATTATATGAACGTGCAGCAAATTTACGTTCAATTATTATTGTTCCAGATAAAAACCTATCCGATCAAACTGTTGAAGAATATGAATTTTTTGAGCTTGATGTTGGAGAATATAGTGGTGAGAGAAAAGATTTAAAACACAAACACGTTGTATCAACTTGGCAGGCACTTCAAAATAATCCAAAAATCATTCAAGATTTTGATGTTGTTATTGTGGATGAGGCTCACGGATTGAAAGGACAAGTTTTGACAAAACTATTGAACGAGTATGGTAAACACATCACTCTCCGTTTTGGTGTTACTGGAACGATTCCGAAAGCAGCAACAGATGCAATGGCAGTTCGCATTGCTGTAGGTGAACTACAATATGAAATTACTGCTTCCGATCTTATTACTGCAGGACACTTGGCGAAGCTTGACATTGACATTATTCAACTCGAAGTTGATTTGAAAGATGAATATACTGAGTATTTGGAAGACTGGGAACCAACGAGAGACGAATCTAAACCGTTGACATATCGAAAATTCAAGGATGGTTACTTTCCAGATTTCCAAGCTGAGAAACGATTTCATCAAACAGAGAAGATACGATTGGACTGGATTGCAAATCAGATTGAACAAAAGAGAGATCAGGGCAAAGGAAACGTATTGTGTCTCGTTGATGGTGTGAACTTTGGAAAGAAGTTAACCAAATTGGTAGATGGTGCAATGTTTTTATCTGGTAAAGATA